TTCTAATGCACTGATTAAGCTCCTTACAGCAATACTATCGGTCTCATATCTGCTTTCAACACCATCTAATTTAACACTGTCGGCTTCATATCTTATTTCTAATGCACTAATTAAACTCCTAACAGCCACACTGTCATTTTCAAACCTTACCTCTACTCCAGTTATAAGATTACGAACAGCCACACTATCATTTTCAAATCTTATTTCTAATGCTGAAAAATCTGAAGTGTCGGTTTTCGTTAATAATTGTGATGTCAAATAAGTTTTTGTAATCAAATCTTTAATGCTATCATTTATTTCGTGCATATTATACCACCCAGATTCTCCCACGCCATCTGTAAACTGGAAGTATAGGCTATCTTCGTAATATAGTGGCTCTTGCCCTCCTAAGCTATCTGAGTTAGACACTGAACCTCCCGAAACAATCAGTCCTAAAATATCAATTACGCCTGTGCTTGAATATATAACAGTAGTATCATCATCATTTATTGTAAAAATTAACGTGTCTACGCCATTTGTAATAGTATATGATGTTGCTATTAATGGATTAGGCTCACGTAAATCGTGAATAGTTCCGTTTATTTGAGCTTTAATATTAAAAGAAAATAATATTAAACAAAATAATATTAATTTTTTCATAATTATTTACGTGTTTTTCGTGATAAATAAAAAGTCATTTGTCCTGATGTTGTGCTTCCTTTTATATATTTATAGCCAACATATTCAAAAGGAGTTACATCATCTATTATAGCGAAAGATGTGTCAGAATTTACAGTAAATCCTATACCACTTGCAATAATTAAGCTATCAACAGGCGAATTTAAAAAATAAAATGTGCCACCAGTTCCAACAACATTAACAAAATGAACACAAGCTCCTAACGAATAGCTATAATTCGTTTGTGCTTTTTCAAAATAAAAAGATGTGTCGGACACTATAATATCTGATATTTCCTTTGTATCTGTTATCTGTGCTTTTAATGAAAAGCTAATAACAACTAATAATAATAATATAAATTTTTTCATATTCCAAAAGTGTTTATTTTTTTTATTTCTGTAAAATTCCAATTAGGATAAGTATCTGCTACATCTTCATTTGCAAAATAAATGAAATTATAAGCAGTTCCTTTTAATATTTCTTGATAGTAATCTATTTGTAATTGCTCTAAATTTAATGTTTGTTGCCATCTTTTACTACGAATAATAGCATTTCTTCCTGTCATTATAGACAAATTTTTACCATATAACTCACATCCACGATTATAAGCTCTTATTAATTTGCCGTTTATTTGGCTAATTGGTGTTATGTTTGAATTTTCATTCATCATAATAATATCGCCTGTTTGTGATTGAAAGCTCTGATTTTCTATAGAATAATAATAATAGATAAAATAAGATAGTAATGATTTTTTTTCAGCATTAATTAATCCATTCCATTTAACATTAACAGTCCTATTATCTCTATCTGTTACTGTATATGTTTTCCCGTCCCTTAAATCTAACCATTTTTGTAATGGACTTACTATCTCTAACCCATCTAAAAAATTCTTTTTTAAATCATAACCGAGCAATTTATCCAAAATCATATCCTCGTAATTATTCAAAAAATCATTAATAGTGCCATAAATATTCTGTGACAAACTAATGTCGCCCTTAAAATAAGTATCGTCAATTAAAGCCATTATTAGTTTTTTTAGTTTTTGATTTTAGCTTAGATTCCTTAGCTTCCTTAGATTCTTTAGTTTCCTTAGATTTTGATTTTGGCTTAGCTTCCTTAGATTCTTTAGTTTCATTAGATTTTGATTTTGGCTTAGATTCCTTAGCTTCCTTAGATTCTTTAGTTTCATTATCTTCCTTAATTTCAAAAACTTCAAGCCTTGAATTTTTAGCCTGCCTAAAAAAAGACTTCACTAATTTATCAGAACCTTTTATTATTATTTTCATAATTTTATATTTTAATTGTTTTTAAAAATACTTGCCCAGTATATAAAACTGGGCAAGTAAATAATTAATGAATTAAGGTGTTTCTAATTCTGCTTTTGCTGTGGTAAAATCACCATAAATAAACATATAACCATTATAAATAGGCAACAATACTTCTTCTTGAATTATTACTGCTATTTCATTTTTTAATTTATACGTTACATCATCTGCAAATTCAATCGTCATAGGGCTAAATTCTAATAGCTCTGTCGCCATTCTTGTATCTCCTACCAAGAAATAACCTGCTGGCATTGCGTTTGTTTCAACGACTGGTACGTTTGAAATATATAATACGCCATTTCTTACCTCAATTCCTTTTATATATTCCTCTGTTGTTGATTTCAGCATTCTAATTAAAGCTCCTTCTATTGGATTAATTATACAAGCATTTGCTTGATATTCACCTCTGTTAAGTATAGCTACTGATGCTGTTAATACATCTATTTGCTGAGCTCCATCAATTTGGTGGTACATTGCATTTTTTGCATCACCAGTCCAATTTGCTAATACATTTACGTCTGCTGTATATGCTTGATTTAATAAAACTTGAGTGTCATTAACAACAGTAATAATGTGAGCACCATCATAAGTCGTTCCTGTAGTAGATGCTAACGTAAGGATGTCGCCATTTTTCATTGTATGCTTAGCTGTGAATGTTAATATAGTATTGTCATCAGATGCTCCATTTGTTCCATACTGAGCTATTGAAGTGAAATCTCCTGTTGAATAAGCTAAATAAGTTAAATCAAATGCAGAAGCATTACGAGCTAAACTATCAAGGTTGTTTCCTGTTCCATCGCCAAATAAAATCTGAAAATCTTCAACATTTTTTAACATTGCGGGCAATCTTTTCGATAAATGTCCCTTTATCCACTTTAATGATTTTAGCATTCTTTTTGAAATTTTAAGATATGTACCTAATCTTTTAACATCAACACTTTTTTCTCTTACCTTAAAAGCTGTTTCGTTTAATTCGCCATTTTCTGTCTCCATTGCAATATCTCTATCCCAATCATAAACTTCCGTAAATGAATGATAAGGTAAGTCAGTGCCTAAAACAGTCAAAACATCTCTCATGTTTATTTTTCTGTTTGTTTCATCAATTACTCTGTCGCTTTTTGATGTTATAAATATAGTGTTGCCTGTATAATCACTTGTTAAATCAACTGTCTTTAGTTGCATTTCGCCTGATTTTCCTTTATATCCTGTTTCAGAATATTTTTTGAATGTTTCGCTGTCTATAACTTCATTAATTGCCTCATTAAAAGTTTTTTTGCTGTCTGTTTTTATTCCAGCTTCTTTTAATGCAGTAATCACTTCGCCTTGATTTTTGATTATTTTATTATTTTCTTTTATCTGTTCTTCAATAGCTTCAAATTTTGATTTTATTTCTTCTGAGTTATCAGTATTTGGCAATTTTTCAAATTCTGATTTCAGTTCATTAAATTTGCTTTCAAAATCTTCTTTAGATATAGATTTTTTGTTGTTTTCTTTTATCAAATCTTTTGTTTGATTTTCTATTGTTATCAATAGTTCTTTTTGTTCTTTATTTTCTTCGTTCATTTTTTTTAATTTTAATAATTAATAATTAAGTTAATTTGATGTTTTTTATTAAAAAATTGTAATCTATAAAAGTGTCTGATAACGACTTTTTTTGAGTGTCTGAAAACGGCTCGTTTTTTATTTCTAATGTTGGTGTTGCTATATTACTTCCCAAAGGAACAGCACTGCCTTCATGCAATTGTGCTTCTTTTACTACCCAAAAATATCCATAAAAGTCTGCTGTTTCTTTATTTACCGCTAATTGATAGTATTTTTCCCATATTTTATATTCTTCTTCATAATCTGTATCATTAATAGCCATCAATAATTTTATATATCTCATACCTACTGAATGATTTCTTACAAAACCATTTCCATATTGCTTAAACATAAAAGTATTACGCTCTTTTTTTATTTTTGAGTTAAATATTAATGCTTGCGTTTCTCCATCAAAATCAAATCCAAGTTCCTTCCATTGCATATTTTGTACTTTTGCTTTCAAGTCTTTTCCATCTGCAATAATTTTATCAAATTTCATATCATGTTCCTGTAAATGCATAAGCATTTTATTTTCTTTTAGCGTTTTTGTCCATAACCCCTTTACGTGTAAATCTAAATGACTATCTATAATATTTGTTGTGTTCATCACTGAAATTACATTTATTTCTTCTAATTCACTTAAATTACTTAATTCTTCATTACTGAATTCCTTAACTACATCGTCTTTTTCATATAATTTTGTTACATAATTAATAACATCAGAATGTTTAATGACGCTTTTTTTCTGAGCTATTAACGTATTTTTATTTGATACCAAAAATTTAAATAATTCTTTTTTTGTATCAAATTCTTTAATATTTATTTTATTCATTTTTCTATAATTTTTTCAGTTTCTAAAAGATTTTTTTTAATACCTTTTATTTCTTCCATTCTTTTATAATCAATTTTATCCTTTTTTTCCTTGCTTAATTCGTTTTCCATAATGACAAATATATATTTGTTTTTTAATAATACTAATTTTTGATAAAAATAATTACTTATTTTGAGTATTTGTTTCTGTATAATCAATAGGCACTAATCCTTTTAACCTATAATATTTATTAAGAAATTCATCATTAACAACATCTCTACCTACTGTTTGTCGCCATTTGTTAGGTGTTATTATTCCACGCTCTAATTGTATCTTTAATATATCATTTTGTTCTTTTAAATC